GGACACGATGTAGCTCGGGTGGTGGTAGTAGGTCACCGCGTAGGCGCCACCTGGCGCGCGGGGGCCCTCGGGGAGCCCTGGGGCGGTCCCGCGCTGGTCCCCGAGGCTCCAGTCGATGCGCCCGTCGCCCGTCACCGCGAAGTCGAGGCCCTCGCGGAGCACGGGGCCGGGCGTGCGGTCGCCGGTCTGCAACCGCAAGCGCAAGACGCCCGCCTTCCACTGGCGCACCACTTCCTCGCCGGCGGCGTTCTTCGTGAGCACCCGCTCGGTGGTGTGCGCGATGGGGAAGGCGAGCCGGTCCACCTGGCCGCGCCGGCGGGTGAGCTCCGAGTGACCGATCACGTTCTCAAGTAGCACCAGCCGGTCGCGGAAATTGAGCCGGTGGACCGGCTGCAACGTGCAAGCGACCGAGCCGAAGGCCAAGTCCCCCATCTTCTCCAGCGCGTCGATCCTGAATTCCAGGCGGTCGACGATGGCGCGGATCTCAAGGGGCGAGTGATACTCCCAGCCCTGCCCGCCGCAGGACTCGCACAGCGGGTCCGCGTGGCCGGTGGGGTTCGAGCACGGGCACCGGGCCGCCTGCTCCCAGCGCACAAGGTCGCCCTGTTCCTGAATGGCCCGCTCGAACTTGTCGGGATCGAAGTAGACGCCCGAGCTCTTGCCGCCGTGCTTTGGCGCCCGCCTGGCCGGCTGGCCGGCCTTGTCGATCCACCACTCGGCCACGTCACACCACCCCGAAGCTCACGCCGTGGTACTGGCGCCGGATGGCCGGAATGAGCTCTTTCAGTTGGTTGGTGAACTGGATGATGAGCGCGCCGTGTCCGGCGTTCGTCGCCGAGCTCGTCGTCGACACCGACTGCGAGAGGCCGCCGATGCTGATCGACTGGCTGGCGATGCCCGACCCGATGATCATCTCGCCGGCGATGTTGAGGATCTCGATGCCCGCTTTGAGCGCAATCGCCTTCTGAATGCGCGGCGGCACCTTCCCCACGTCGAAGCCGGCGCGGTAGGTGACGTGAAAGAGGTTCGGCCACCACGGGGATCCGCCGGGGTGCAACACGGGCATGAGCGAGCCCACCGCGTTACCCGCTTGCATGGTGAGGAACTGTTCAAGGGTTCCCGTCTGCGGAACCACGTTGAACTGCCCGAAGTCGGGGTCAACGATGTTGATCCATTCGACGGGGAACGGAAGGACGTAGCCGCTACCCTGGTATGAGGCCTCGACCTTGAGGACCTCGCGCAGCGGCCGGTGGTCTACCTCGGTCCAGCCGAACATCGACCACCGGGAAAGGTCGTAGTCGTGGTGTTCGGTGACCACCTCGGGCGCGAGCTTGATATCCAGCCGGGCGGCGAGCTCGTCGGTGGCCTCTCGGATGGATTCCTCGAAGGTCTCCAGCGCCAGCGGGTTTCCGTCGTTGTCGGTGAGGTCCACCCCGCCGAGCTCGTGACGCTTGAGCCGCTCGACCGTGACGAGCAGGTCGGTGGCGCCCACCACGGCCGCCACGACGCGCGCGAAGCCCCGCGACTGCTCCGACCCGTTGAAGCCCTTGAAGTACCAACGATCCGCCAGCGTGAGGCTCTCGCCGAGGGCTACGGGGGTCCAGACGCGATACTCGCCCTCGGCCAGTCGCTCGATGCCCGCCGCGCCGATAGTCCACAGCACCGCGGACGTGTCCGCGTTGGTGATCACCACCTGTCGGAGCTCGAAGGGATCAAACGGCGTGCCATCGTTGAGGACGAAGCGCACGCGGAGCTCGACGGCGTTCCCCACGTCCACCGCCGCGCGGGCCAGCGGGAGCACCGTAAATCCCGCCAAGTCGTTGAAGTTGTGCCGCCACACCTGCACCTCGTCGCCGAGGTCGGTCATGGTCGGGGCGTAGCGAATGCGGACGGTGTGCAGGCCCTCCACAAGCGGCGTGAAGGTCACGAGGTACTCGGGGCCCGCGTCGGTGGCGATCTCGTTGACGGTGGACGCCAGGGCGGCGTCAACGCCACCCACGAGCACCTGCACGTCCACGTCGGCCGCGACGCCGGCCTTTCGGGTCACCCCGTCGAGCTCGTAGATCGGGGCCTGAATGCGAACGGGCTGTCCGATTTTGCCGAAGATGGCCACCTAGTGCCCCCCTGTCGGGCGAGTCGTGACCTCGTGCTGGGCGAGGCGCACTTCGAGTTCTTCGAGGGCCGCGCGGAGGCCGCGCACCACGGGTAGCGGGAGCGCCTGCGTGCTCACCACGACGGGGCCCCGCGGCTCCCGGCCAGGCACCGCGGGCGGCTGGTAGGCGAACGAGAGGACGGCGAGCCCGTCCTCGATTGAGGCCGTGACGCCAAAGCGGTTGGCCACAGGCGGGGAGCTCATGGCGAAACCTTCGTGGGGGTCACAGTGAGTCCATGCCCGGCCCGGCTCGCTCGAACGATGGCGTCGAGGACGCCCAGGTCGCCGGCCTCGACTCGCTGTAGTAACTCGGCGCCGGCGTCGTCGGTGGCGGTGAGATCGAAGCGACACGGCACCGAGTTCAGGGCCGCCGTCAAGGCGTCCGCCTGGCGTTGCATGGCGGGCACCTCATGGGGGCGACCGACTCGCGTCACGAGGGCCGCAACGGCCAGCCTGGCGACGAGATCCCCTAGCGGGACCTCGGCGCCGAAGCTGGGGGGCGCGGGCTTCTTACGTCGGGCCATCTACGCCCCCCTTCGGCTTACGCCGGGTTCTGCATCGGGTCTTCCGAGAGGGTCAGCCACACGCGGCCGGTGGCGTCCCCGCTGGCCGCCGAGGTCATGACGCGGCCGAGGCTGCGCACCCACTCGCTCGACCCGCTGGGGGCCGTGGTGGTCGCCTCGCTGTTGGTGGGGTCGAGGTACACCTTGTCGCCCGCCGTCCACGCCGCCCCCGTCTTCTTCGCGATGGTCACCGGACCACGGTCCACAATCGTCGTGCCATCGTACACGCCGAAGGTATCCTCGGCACCCCCGCTGCTGGCCGCGGTGGCCCCGCTGAGCGTGTCGTTGCCCGAGAAGTAGACCACCGCGCCGGTGCCGACCGTGTTGGTGGCCACGTCCAGCCCGCCCGCGCCGGTCTTGACGCCCCAGCCCTCGTCGATCTGCTGGACGACCGGCCCGTCGATCTCGACGGTGGCCGCGGTGTTGCCGAGCTTGACCGTGCGCGCGCCGGCGGTGCCGATGTTGATCGCCTGGGCCACCGCGTCGGCCCCGATGCTGATCGCCCCGCCCGAGCTCTCGATGGCGATGGCGGCCGAGGTGTCGATCTCCAGCGAGCCGGTGACGTTGAAGTCGAGCAGACTCGACCCGTCCACCCAGGCGATGTCGGCATCGGTCCCGGTCCCGAACTGGACCTTCACGGCGTCGGCGAAGGTCGCGTCCGCGTTGAAGGTGGCCGCCCCGTCCAGTTGCACGGTGGAGTCGAATTCGACCGCCCCCGCGAACTGCGCGTAGCCGGCCACGTCGAAGTCGGCGTTCCCGGTGGACCCGCCCGTGTTGGCGAAGTCCCACAGGCCGTAGGCGCTCGTCGTGGTGGCGCTGTTCGCCAGCGCCAGGGTGAGTGCGTAGCTGGCGCCGATGCTGATCGCGCCGTCGGACCCGCCCGACCCGGCCATGCCGGCGTCGAAGGTCACGTCGCCACCATTCTCCGCATCGCCGCCTTGACCGCCGGACACGTTGAAGCTGCCGCCCTTGCCGCCGGTGAAGCCGATGTTCGACCCGCCGCCCCCCAAGGTGAAGTAGACATCGCCGCCGGCGGCGCCGTCGAGGCCGGACCCGCCGCCGGCCCCACCCGACCCGGTGTTGAAGTTGAAGCCGCCGCCGCCCGCCGCGCTCGTCGCGCTGTAGGCGCCGCCCATGCCGCCCGTGAAGTTCAGCCCGGCGCCGATGGTGTCGACGGCGCCGTCGTCGCCCGAGATCGACACGGTGGACCCGTACATGGTGAGGGTGTTCCCGCCGCCGTAGGAGCCGATGCTCACCATGTCGGAGGCCGCGCCGATCACCACCGAGGACGCCTGGCCCGTGATCGTGGCGACGGTGAGGTCCGTCGTCAGGGTCGCGTTGGCGAAGGTGGGCGAGTCGCCGGTGCCCAGCCCGAGGCTGGTGCGCGCCGTGGCGCCGGACTCGGCCACCCAGGCCGAGCCGTTGCCGACCATGAAGTTCCCGTCGGTGTTGGCCAGCGCGGCGATGGCGGCCAGGTCCGCGTCGTAGGCCTGCACGTCCGAGCCGATGGCCAGGCCGAGCGTGGTGCGCTGGGCGCTCGCGTTGGCGTCGTCGAGGATGGCCCGACCCGCCGCGGTCATGGTGGCCAGGGCGGCCGTCCCGCTGCCGGTGAAGTAGGGCAGGGAGTCGGCCGCCGAGGTCAGGCCCGCCAGCGCGGCGAGCTCCGCGTCGTAGGCCTGCACGTCCGAGCCGATGGCCAGGCCCAGGGTCGTGCGCTGGGCGCTCGCGTCGGCGTCGTCGAGGATGGCCCGGCCCGCCGCGGTCATGGTGGCCAGGGCGGCCGTCCCGCTGCCGGTGAAGTAGGGCAGGCCGTCGGCCGCCGAGGTCAGGCCCGCCAGCGCGGCGAGCTCGGCGTCATAGGCCTGCACGTCCGAGCCGATGGCCAGCCCGAGCGAGGTGCGGACGGTGGCGCCGGACTCGTAGGCGAAGGCGCCCGCGCCCGTGGCGACGATGAACTGCCCGTCGGAGGCCGCCGCCCCCAGGGTGTCGAGGTCTTCGAGGATGCCGGTCAGGGCGGCGGCGCCGAGGTCCTCCAGGTCGGAGGTCAAGTCCGACGCGGTGGCGCCCTTGCCCATCTCCCACAGGCCATCGGTGCCCGCCTGGAGCACCGAAACGGTGACCTTCGTCAGCTTCGTTCCGGTGTCCTCGGTGCCGACGGCCATCGCCGTGGCGCAGAACTGGTGGGTCGGGGTGCCGTTGATCGTCAGGACGTTTGCCGTGTGGCTCACGACCTCGTACACGCCGTCGATCCCGTTGTCCGAGCTCGCGATCTGCACGAAATCGCCCGCGGCAAAGATCCCCGTCCCGGTCGTGGCGAGGGTGGTGGCCGCAACCGCGCCGTTCGCCGTGTCCACCGTGGCGGTGGGCAAGTAGTTCACGGCCAGGCCGCCGGCGCGGCCCGCGGCCGTCTGGTAGCCCGCGTTCATGTAGACGTGCGAGTCGGTGAGGCTCACCTCGCCGTTGACCGTCAAGGTCTGCCCGGTGAGCATGAGATCGCCCGACACCACCACGTCACCATCGAAGGTGATCGCGGCGCCGCTCAGGCCGAAGTTGTGCGCGCCGCTGTCGCGCAGCGTGGCCACAGCCACGGCGCCAGTCGCCCCGTCGTAGATCGGGGACCCGCCGCCGCCCGACGCGAGGTGAAACTCGCCCGCGCGGATCTGGTTCATGGCGAGGACGTTGTTCGCGTCCGTGTCGTTGGCGTTGAGCCGGGCGATCTTGTTGGCGGTGGTATCCCACCGGCGCAAGGAAACGGGGGTCCCGAAAGACATAAGCGCACCTCTCAGTTGGGTTTATGCGAGCGAGCGTGCGGGCCTTTCGGGCGCCTGGAGCGTATCCCGAGGACGGCGCCGTCGCTAGAGCTCAGGCTCGATGAGTTCGTCGGCGTCGTCCTCGGTGGGCGCCGGAAGTGCGGGCGGCAAGGCTGGGGACTCGGCCAGGAATGCGGCCACCTCGGCGCCCAGAACGGCCAGGATTGCGGCGTCGTCCTCGGGGATGGGGTCGCCCAGGACCGCCACGCCCTCGCGGTAGAGGTCCGCCAGGGGCCGCCGGTCGGCGTAGAGCGGGGCGCGGCCCTGCCCGACGCGGCCGAAGTCGACGAGCTTATCCTTGAGGCCGCCGAGGACCGTGTTTGCGCGCTGAATGCGGCCGACGCGGTGGGCGCGGTAGGCGCCCCAGGCGGCCTCCATCTTGACGACCTGGGCATTCCAGGCCTCGATTTCGGCGTTTCCGTGCGCCTGGAGACGCTCGAACAGGTCCGCTACGCGGGCCTCCGACTCGGACACTGAGGTCTTGCGGGCGCGTGAGGGCTTGCGGGGCACGGGCTATCTCCTGCGGGCGTGTTGTACCGCCGATTTGGCGGCCTTGATGGCCCGGTCCCACTGTCGCAGGACCGAGGTTTCAAACAGGTCGGCCAGGTCGGCCGTCGTTGCAACTTCGGGGAGCTCACGCACAGCCGACGCCAGAAGCGCCAGGTTGTCGGCGAGGCCCTCGCGGTCCAAGCGTTCAAGGTCAAGGTGGAACCGGCATCGGTTCCCCGAGACCACTACGCGACCATGCCGCGCGCCGCCCGCGTCGAGTAGGGCGATGAGCAGGAGGTCCGCCGCCACCGGGCGCGAGGGCTCACCCACCGACGGACGGCTGAACGTGGATCGTGTCGGCCGCACTGGCATACCCGACGGCGATCACGTTCTCGGCGTCGTCGGGGTCCTCGACGGGGAGCCCCCCGGCGCCGGCGTAGATCGTCGCGGCGGGTGTGAGGCCAGAGAAACCGGCCACCGGCCCAGCGAAGCGGAAGACGGCGAGGGCCTCGACGACCGCCTCCACGATGCCGGAACAGTGAAGGTGCGCGGCGGGGTCGGTGAGCTCGGCCAGGCCAGCCACAACGGTCACCAGTCGCCCCACCACCACGCCAGCGCCAGCGGGCGCCACCTCCCGCCCAGGCGCGGCCGCGGCCCAGGCCGCGCCGTTCCACCGGAACACCACCCCCGACGCCGCGTGCGTCACCTGTTGGCCCGTGTAGGGCGACGACGGCAACGTGTCGTGCGTCGGCGCGAAGGGAAGGAACACCGGCGGCGAATTGAGCGGGGACGGCACGTCAGCCCTCCCCGCCGACGTAGATCGTCACCTCGCCGGCGCCCCCGGTGAGGGTCGTTTCGAGGTACACGTCCCGATAGGCCACGTTCGCCATGACCCACTCGGTGCCTTCGGCCAGGGCGACCACCGCGTCACTGGTCTTGACCCAGCCGAGGGCCGTGCGGGCCCACACGGTCACGTTGACCGACGTGCGCGTCCCGCCGGCGGTGTTCCGCCAAAACAGGCGAGCTCGGCCAAAGTACCGGGTCTCCAGCGCGGCATCCTTCGCCGCGTCGTTGATGTCGGCGGGGTCGGCCGGCGCCGCGGCCGCGGCCGCTCCCGCCTGCGAAAGCAGCGGCTCCACGTCGTTGTAGGGGAGGCCTCGGGCCGCTTCGATGTTCGCGTACACCGGCATCGCCGGCCCGGTCACAACGTGAAGGGCGTTCGAGGTTCGGGAGAATGACCGCTGAATCGCGGCCACGTCGAGGCGCAGGCCCAGGCGGCCCAGGCTGCGGAGAATGTCGAGGACGGACGCCATCGGTTACCCCTCGCCCCCGCTCGGGGGCGTCTCCGCGGCCGCCTTCGGCTTGCGTCCGCGCTTCGGCGCCCGCTTCGGTGCGGCGGGCTTCGGTGGAGTCTGCACGACGACCTCCCACCCCGTCGAGCGGAAGTAGTCTGCGAGCTCGGGAGCGCCAACGAATGTGATTGTGCCGTCGATGGCCTCGAAGACGCCATGCGACGTTCGGACTGGCCCCGAGGCACAAGGGTTGTGGGCTGTGAACGTGGGCATGAAAGCCGCTCCATGCCCGGCAGGTGTGAGCACAGGGGCCGCGGGCGGGCAACCGCACCCAAGCGGGAGGGTTGAGACGGGCGCCAGCCGGCGCCCGTCTCAACCGGCTACAGGTTGGCCTGGGCCGAGCTCTGATCGCCGGGCCCGAAGACCTGGCGCAGCGCGAGGTCGGGCTTCACGTTGCGGATCACGGCGTGGTGCCGGGGCAACGCGATCTTGAGGGCCCCGAACAGGAGCAGCGCCCAGCGGTAGGACGTGTCGAGGTTCCCCAGCGGGAAGTTGAAGAAGGGGAGCAACTGCTTCCAGCACAAGGCCTCGCGGTTGTTGCTCAGGAGGAACAGGTCGGAGCACCCCGGCAGGTTCTCGGCGCGGTCGGTGTAGGTCACGTTCGCGCCGCTGGCCGCGCTGATCTCGTCGATCTGCGTGGCGGTGGGCGCGAGCAGGCCCGGCTCGGTGCGGTAGATGATGAAGCCGGTCGCCCGGTTCAGCGCGCCGGGGACGGCGCCATCCTTGATCGTGAAGGGCGCGGACTGGCCGGCGCCGATGTTGGCGTCGTTGAGGGTCAGGGGGACGCTCATCCCGTACTCGTTGATGGCCACGGCGCGGTACTTGACCACGCCGCCGGCGCGCGCCGCCTGGCCGTTGCCGTACAGGCTGTCCGCGTCGTTGGCCGGCGTGGGCTGGCTGATCACGATGGGGAGCACGGGGCGCTTGCTCGGGTCGGGGCCGGCCCCGAGCTCGTCGCACACGGGGGCTTCTTCGATGGCGAGCGGGTGCTTCCGAATCCGCACCTCGTCACCCTCGGCACAGTGATCGAAGGTCATGCCCTTCAAGCTGTAGTTGGGGTGAAAGGCCTTGCCGAGCATGGAGCGCATTCGGGGCGCGTAGACCTGCCGGATCGTCTTGTGCATCCGGGGGCTGCACAGGATGTCGGTCGGGTAGCCCCAGTTGGGCCGCTCGGTGATCCGCTCCATGCCCTCATCGATGAGCGCCTCGGTGGGCGCGATGCCGCCGGCGTCGAGGCTGATCCCCTCGCGGATCATCGACTGCTTGATCCCCTCGAAGGTCATCGGGTTCACGGTCGGGTTGCCGTAGAGCATCGCCCACTCGATGCCGGCGAGGATTTCTTCGGCCCCGTCCTTGTTCTGGGCCTTCACGGTGTTACCCGCGATGGACTTCACGAGCCGCGCCTGGATCGGGAGCCGCCGGACGGAGCCGGCGAACTTCATCGCGACCTGCTCCAGCGTGTAGGTGCTGTCCGACTCGGGCGGCAGGCCGCCCTCCTGGTGGAACATGAACCGACGGCCGAGCGAGCCCTGCGACTGCTTGCGGACGTACTGGTGAACCGTGCTCCACACCTTGTCGTGGTGGGTCTCGCGGAACAGGAAGGTGTGCTTCCGCGGGTCGAAGCTCATGTTGTGGAGCACGTCGTCGAGGTCCTGGGGGACCGTCGCCATCAGTTGACCGGGGTTGAGGTCCCCGATCTGGGCCGGGAACGTCGCCCCGACGCTCATCGACTTGAGGAGCTCGCCCACCGAGCCCTTCCCGAGCGCCGCCGCGACGCCGGCGCCGGTGACCTCGGCCTGTCCGCCGAAAATGTCCGCAATTTCCACGATGGTTTCTCCAATCTGAGAGCGCCAGGCGCCCGGTGGTCCGAGTGCGGCCCTACGCGCCGCGCAGGTTGTGTGTCAGCCGGCCACGAGGGCGCGCGCACGCGCCGTCTCGCCGATGGTCAGGTCTTCGAGGGCCTCGCCGATCATGGCCTGCTTCGCCGTGTCGTCGCGGGAGGTCGCGCCGCGCATGGTGCGGAGCGACTTCCGCAACGTGTTCAGGTCGTCACCGGCGCTGGGGGCCCCCAGCGCGTCGTCGTCCAGCGACTTGCGCAGACGGGGGCGGGCCGCGGGCTGCGCCGCGTCCACGCCGGCCAGGCCGGCGCCGCGGCTCAGGAAGGTGGCGCGGAGCTCGGTCATGCCCTTGCGGAGCTCGCCGAGGGCGTCGGTCTGCGCGTGCAGGATCTCGCCAATGGCGGTGACGGACTTCGCCATCGCCTCCACGCCGGTCCCGTTCCACAGGGTCGCGTCACCGAGGCGGTCGATGGCCTCCGACACGCCCTTGACGAAGCCCTCGACGAGATCGTCGGCGTCCATCGCCATCGCGGCCGCGACGCCATCCTGGGCGCCGATGATCTCGCGGGCGTCGGGCACCTCGGGGTAGTCCTCCGACTTGGCGAAGGGCTCCGCGTCCGCGATCTCGTTGTCGAGGGCGTCGAGGTCGAACAGGGGGCCGAAGTCCTCCGACTTGCCGAACTCGCCGTTGAGGGCGTCGCCGGCCTCCGAGCCGTTCCCGCCGTCCACGTCGCCGCCTTCGAGCTCGTGGACCGCATCGGCCGCGTCGTCGTTGCCGTCACCGGCCATCGACTTGAGGCACGCCAGCGCGGCCTTGTCGCCACCCTTCGCCATGCTTTTGAGGTAGGGCAGGATCTCCATGTTCACGCTCCAGTTGCGCCGGACGCGCCGGCGAGGATGGTTCTGATCTGCGCGTCGGTGGCACCGGGGAGCCGCGCGCGGACATAGGCGACTGCCTGGGATTTCTCCAGGCGGGGACGTGTGCGACGGCGCCCGTTTCTGAGGGCGTCCGATGCGCTGTGAGACCGCGCGAACGCGGCCCAATCGAAGGCCAGGCCCCCGAAGAACTGCACTTCGTCGTCGTGGCCGTCGGCCCGACGGCCGAGGTCCTGCGGCACCAGCGCGCCCATCTGGCCAGGCTGGCCGCTGGCGCCAGGGAAGGCGGCGCCCAAGCGGACGGCCTTCTCCATGTGCGCCGTGAGGCTCTTGGCGATTGGTTCAAGTTCGGTGTTCGGGTTGACCGGGCAACGGGTGATCGCGATCTGCCGGGCAACCGAGCGGACGATCCGTTTCTGGTCGGTCACGTCCCGTTCGAGGATCGCGCCCTCGACGCTGAAACCGTAGTTGCGGCCGGTCCCCGCGAGAGCGCGCGCGTTCGTCCACACGCGCCGGCCCTCGGGCGTGTCGAGCAGGTAGCCCTCGACGGCCGTCGCCGGTACGCCCTTGACCTTCGTTCGCCACACCTTCGTCGGGATGCCGAGCTCCTGGCCCGTCTCGCGGCGGTGATTGTCGTTGAACCACCCGCGGCCTTGCGAGATCGGGGAGCAGTCGAGGCCGGCCTGCACGACCACCTCGCCTTGTAGGTCTCGGTGCTCGGTGCTCACGATGCCGCGAATGCGTAGCCGCTTGCCCTTGGGCGCGTCGGCCTTGAAAAAGGCCTCCCACGGCATCCACCCGTGAAGGCGGGTTGTGGGGCTGGGGGCTGGCATGGTCACGCCGGGCTCTCCAAACGCAAAAAGGCGCCACAGGGTCTCCCCTGGGCGCCTCTCGGTGTCCCCTGGGGGACTAGGCCGCTAATGAGTGTCGCTATCGCGTCTGCCCGAGAGGCTAAGGCGTCTCGGGCGCGTGCGTCAACCTGGCCGCGGCCCGAGCTCGCGCGGCTGCGGCCCGAGACTGGCGGTTGAGGGCTGCCGGCCGGTACTCGGGGGCGAGCTCCACCGGAACCGGCGTGTCGCGCTTACAGCGCGGGCACGGGGCCTTCGCGGCGCCGTCCGGCCCGAACGCCAGGACACGCACGCGCAACTTGAGCCGGCCGCCCTGGTGAGCCCCGATGGTGTGGCCACACGAGCCGCACCGGATTGAACGCGGTTCGTCCACCGTCACACGCGCAGCGGCATGATGATGTGCTTCTCGCCGTCCTCGCGGTGTACGGCCATCGGCGCGAGGCCGTGGTCGCTGTCGTCGGCTCGGGGCTTCATGCTCCCGGTCTTGATCTGGACCGTGCCCTTTGCGCCCTGCGTCGCGTCGGAGAGGTACTTGTGATTGATGCCCACCTGCCCGTCAGGGTGCGAGGTGTCGCCCAGGTGGATGCGTGCCACGCCGCCGTCTACCGCGTGGCCCACGTCGGCGGTGGCGTAGAGCTTCCCGTCCTTCCGTTCAAGGCGCATGTGGGGGACCTTCCCGTCCATGTGCGGCTTGAGCATCCGAAGTGCGGTCGTGAGGTGCTTCGCATCGACGTGATCGACGTGGGGGTGCCCCTTGGGCGTGACCTGCGTGTAGTCGGGGAAGTTCACGTCGCTCTGCGAGCCTCGGCCCCAGCCCTTGTGCCACGCGGCCACCTTCTCGGCGTCGCCCTCGATGTGCTTCGGCACCGCGTCGCCGTGAGCTCGGTAGGTCGCCCCGTCCTCGTGGTCACCCTTCACGGGGATACTGGCCAGGCGGTGCCCGTCCGTCGCGGTGGCGTGCCCATCCTTCACATGGTAGCTCTGCAAGTTGACGCGATCATCCTCGGTGCTGGCGAACTTCGCCATGCGGGCGGCCGCCTTCGCTCGGGTCGTGTGCGGCTTCGCCTCGACGTTGAACTCACCGGCGGCGGGCGCCGTCGCCTGCGTCATGGCGTGCAGGCTGGCCGCGTCGGCCCCCGCGGCGGCCTGGCGCCGGCGTTCCTTGTAGACGCCCACCGCGCGCTTCGCCGTGCCCGTGGCGAGGGCGTGCTCTACGTCCTCGCCCGAGTCCCCTCGGTGGAGCATCCCGGCCGCGTGCAGGGCTTCGCCCTTCGTGTCGGCCTTGATCCCGGTGTGCTTTCCGCCCTTCTTGACCGTCCAGCCGTTACCGGACTTCGCCGCCTCGTGATCGCCGTGGTCGCCCTGGTGGAGCTCGTGATCGGCGCGCGCGGTCTGCTCCCGGTGGAAGCGGTCGTGTAGACCGGGCTCGTTGCGGTGCTTCACGATCTCGCCCAGGCGCTCGTCGGAGAGCTTCGCCGGCCAGTTGGGCGAGGGGATGTTGTCGCGCTTCGAGCCGGCCTCCGCGACGTTCTGGTGCCGGTCCATGACCTCGGCCACCTGGCCGAGCGACACGGGGCCGTGCTCGTCGTGCTCGATGAGCTTCGAGCCTTCGAGGTGCTGGCGGATCGCGATCCCCGTCTTGTCGTACCCGCTGAGCTCCTTTCGCCCAGGCGTCCGCCTCGTCTGCCCGGCTTGCGTGCTCAGGTCGGCCAGTAGCCGGCCGTGGGCCTGCTCTTTCGTCTCGTTGGCGTCGCCCCACCCGTCGGTGCCGTGCTGCTTTTCGAGAGCCGCGCGGCTCGCCCCGCGGTTCCACGACTCGCCGGTCGTGCCGTCCGCGCCGACCTTCTTCCACGTCGTCTCGCCGGCGTGGCCCGTGTTCCGGCGGTAGGTGCTCCCGTCCGGCGCTTTGATGTGTTCGTGGTCGCCGCCGAACACCTCATGCACGCCGCCGTGGTCGTGCAGGGAGTCGAGGACGTGCTTCCCGTGGCCCAGGAGATCGGCGGCCATGCCGCGCATCTTGATCTCGCCCTCCGCGTGCTTGTCGCCGGCGCTGGCCCGCTTGCGAAGGTCGCTCATGCCCGCCGCCAAGTGACTGAGCTCGGTGCCGTTGACCCCCACCTTCGGCTGAACCTCGACACGGGGCACGCCGAGCCGCTGGGCGGCGTTGTCGCGGGCGCGGAGCTCACCGACGGCGTTCTCCGCGGCGCGCTTCCGCTGGCCGTTGGGGTGCCAGTCTTTGCCGTCTGCGGTGCGGCCTCGGGTCTTGATCCCCTCCAACACCGCGTCGGGAAGGTCGGTCCAGGCCGCGCCGAGGGCCATGCTCTCGTGTCCGCGGTGCTCCCCCGCCAGGTGGCCGAGGGCATGGACCGCGCGCCGCATGGTGGCGGGGATGCTTCGGGCACGAGAGCCGGTCTTGCCGATGCTGTCCATCGCGGCGCGCACGATGTCGTGCGCCGGCACCTTGCCGAAGGCGAGCTCAGTTGCGGCGGGGTGCCCGCCCTCCCCGGTGACCTTCGCGGCCAGGTCTACGAGCTTCTCGGGGCTCTTGTCCTTGGCCCAGGCGTGGAAGGCCTCGGGGTCGGGCTTGCCTTGGCCGTGGAACGCGACGGCATCCTGGGCGCTGGAGAGCACGGCGTCTCGCTGCGCGATCAGACTTCCGCGCTTCCGCAGGGCCGCGTCCCGCGGCTTCCCGCGGCGGGTGTGGGCCGCCTCGACGGCCTGGGCGTGTCGCGTGACGGCCTCGGCCGCGTCGTGGAGCTCGCCGGCGTCCACCTTCTCACCGCGGGCCCGTGCGCTGGCGTGCGCGTGGAGCTTGGCGAGGGCGTCCTGGCCCTTGTTGTACGCGATGTGAGCGCGGCCCCCCACCGGGAGGCCGTCGGCCTTCGCGGTGTAGCCCTCCATCCTGCCCAGGGGCGCCGCGATCACGGGCCCGCCGTTCTCCGCGGCCTCAATCGCCGTGTTGTCGCGGTCGATCCTGGGGACGCGCATCTCGTGTTCACGCCCGTCGGGGTGCGTGACCTTGACTCCCGTGTCGGTGGTCTCCACCTGGCCGCCGTTCCCGAGCTTGATCGGGCCCTCATAGAGCGCGCGCCGGAAGGCCTGCGCGCGCTGGTACTGGTCCTCGGGCCAACCGTCGTGGTGGTGCTTCGCCTTGGGCTCGTCGGCCTTCTTCGGCTTCGCCTTGGGCGCGTCGTCGGGCTTTCCCGTCCCCTTGCGCTTCGCGGCGTTCTCCCGGCGCTGGGCGAGCTCGTCGGGGGTGAGCTCACCGCCGGGCCCCCGCTTGCCGCCCTCGGGCTCCTGGGCCGCCTTGCTGGCGCTGTAGGGCGAGCCCGTGCCGTGGATGATGGCGTGCGCCTCCGCGAAGGCGCGCGCCTTCTCAGGCGTGGCGAACACGAAGCCCTTGCGCCGCACCATCTGGCCGCCGAAGCCGGTCGCGATGGCCCCGAGCCGCTGGTGGTCCTCGCGGCC